TTACCGATGCTGGTCAACCTACGGATAGGCAGACTGCAAAAGCTCACACGTTTGCACCGCTTTATGGCGCAACGGGCTTTGGGAGAACGCCAGCGGAAGCAAAGTATTACGAACACTTCACAGAAAAATACCAAGGAGTTGCCTCTTGGCACACCCGATTGGCTAAAGAAGCTATAAGCACTAGAAAGATTACCACACCTAGTGGTAGAGAATTTGCATTTCCTAATGTACATAGAAAAGCAAGTGGTAGAGTTCATAATTTTACACAGATAAAAAATTATCCTGTGCAATCTTTTGCTACCGCAGACATAGTACCTCTTGCTTTACTTCATATAGACAAGCTGCTTGACAAGATGCAGTCATGTGTGGTAAATACAGTACATGATAGTATAGTTATTGACGTTCATCCTAACGAAGAAAAACAGGTGTTAGCAATTATAAATCAAACCAATGAGGATTTACCTAATTTAATTACCCTTAGATGGGGTATACAATTTAATGTGCCTCTATTATTAGAGTCTAAAATAGGTAATAACTGGCTTGACACAAAGAATGTAATCTGATATAACTACCAAACTTTAATAATATAGGAGTATAAAGTATGACACAATTAACAACTATAGACACTAATAACTTTGCTGTTATGGCAAAAGCTATGGGCATTGCTAATGAAACTAGCGATAAAGAAAGAGCTAGTAGCCTTGCCCGTCTACGAATAAATCATTCACCTATTATGGGTGAAGCAGAAGTCAATGGCAAGAAAGTAAATATGGAAGTGGTGTCAGGTGGCACATATAAACTAGAGATACCTGACGGACCCACTTACTACGCTGAGTCTATAGAGATGCGTCCGTTTCTACAGCGTTATATGTATAAGCGTTTTATCAAAGGTTCTGGAGACTCTCCTAATCGTTATGTAAAAACTCTTATGGCAGACAATCTTAACATAGACCTAAAAGATAACGCAGGTGGGTTTAACTGTGGTAAACCTGCAGGTTATATACAAGACTTTAAAGCACTACCTGAAAAGACACAAGAACTAATACGTCAGATTAAACGTGTTAGAGTAATCTTAGGCACAGTTAAGTTAGTTGGTGCTACGGATGCTAAAGGTAACGCTGTCAATATAAAGGATACAGCATTTATATGGGAGATAGATAATCGTGATGCCTTTAAAACACTAGGTAATACCTTCTCTAAGTTGGCTAAGATGCAACGTCTACCTGTACAACATCTTGTAATGTTAAGCACAGGTGAGCAAAAGCTACCAAATGGCAATAGTTTTTACTTACCAGTAGCATCATTAGATGTATCTAATGTGATTGATATTACGGATGCTGACCAAGAAATGTTTGGTGACTTTATGATTTGGATTGACAACTATAACTCTTACATAGTAAACGAGTGGGCAAAGAAAGCTAACGAGAATATGGACGATGAAGATATAGATGTCGTTGATGATATAGTCGATATTGATATTGAAGATGAGGTAGCATAATGAACCACCCTGCTGAACTGGCATTACATCAGTACATGACAGATGCTGTTAAAGGTAAATCTAATATGTCTAAAGCTACTGTTAAACAGGTAGCAGACGATATATCAGAAGCACTGATGCGCCAGTTTGGTGAGGGAAAAAAGAGAGATGACTTTAAACTACGCATGTCTAACATAGGTAGGGCAACCTGCCAACTATGGTATGACAAAAATAAACCTGAAGTTGCTCTCCCCTTACCAACTACATTTGTAATGAACATGATGATTGGAGATATAGTAGAGGCAGTATTTAAAGGCTTACTAAAAGAGGCAGGAGTAAAGTATGAAGATACAGAACATGTTACCTTGGAACTTGACGATGGCACATCCATTAATGGAACATATGATATTGTTATTAATGATGCTGTTGACGATATTAAGTCAGCATCTAATTGGTCTTATACGAACAAGTTTGAGTCCTACGATACTCTAGCAGACAGAGATAGCTTTGGTTATATATCGCAACTAGCAGGGTATGCAAAAGCCTCTGGTAAAAAAGTAGGTGGTTGGTGGGTAGTAAACAAAGCCAATGGTCAGTTTAAATATGTTCCTGCCACAGGGTTAGATTTAGATACAGAGATAAATAAGATACAAGAAACGAGTAACATCATAAAGAATAATAAGTTTGAGCGTTGCTTTGAGGCAGAAGATGAAACATTCAGAGGTGTTAAAACAGGAAACAAAATACTAAATGTACACTGTAGCTTTTGTTCATACAAACAAGACTGTTGGCCTACACTACAAGAGTTACCTGCTATAAAATCACAAGCTAAAATACCTAAGATTGTAAGCTATGTAGAGTTGGCAGATGCCAGTTAACTTTAAACAGTTTAGAGCGGCAAGAAAGTATGGGTATAGGTCTGGTTTAGAAGTAAAGATATCAGAGTATCTTAAAGAACTTAATATTGATTTTGGGTATGAATGTGTTAAGATAGAATGGGAAGACCTAGCCTATCGTACATATACGCCTGACTTTGTTTTGCCTAACGGTGTTATAATAGAAACTAAAGGAATGTTTACTGCGGCAGATAGACGCAAACACATAGCCATAAAAAGACAACATCCTAAATTAGATATACGTTTTGTATTTGAAAATAGCAGACGTAAACTTAGAAAAGGTGCAAAGTCTACATATGCTGAGTGGTGCATTAAATATGATTTTAGATACTACGACCGTATCATACCTGAGGATTGGCTAAAAGAAAAAGGAAAGAACAAGCATCCAAACTTTATTAAGTTTAGCGGTGGCAAAATAAAAAGGAGAAAATAATTATGAGTGATGATGTTGAACAGCTTGAACCACAAGACTTTGTACTACGAGTTCGTCCTTTTTTAAAGTCGGATGGTTCATGGAATGGTGAGATAGATGTATCAATTATAACACACCCATCTAATAAACTAGACGATGAAGACTACTATCAGATGATGCACTTTTGTAAAATGATGGCTTCAACAATACCCATCATGGAATATAATCCAGACTTTCGTGAAATGGTACATGCCTACGTAGTAGAAAAGGTTGACAAAGAGTATGAGGTTGAGTTAGAAGATAAACCAGTTGTTACCGAAAGAGATGGCAATGTAATTAAACTTAACTTTAGTACCAAAACGAAAGGAAATGCATGATGCAACAGCTTAGACATGAAGAATATATGAAGCAAGCAATGGCTCAGTCTGATAGTAAAGAAGACATGGTAAATAATCCACCACACTACAATGCATCTGGCGTTGAGTGCATTAATGCTATAGAGGCAGCGACAGGCGAAGGTTACGAGTTTTATTTACAAGGCAACATCATTAAGTACTTGTGGCGTTACAGATATAAGAATGGTGTGCAAGACTTAGAAAAAGCAAGTTGGTATTTAGATAAACTTATCACAGAGGTTGAGGGTCTGTACGATGATAAGAGTTAAGATGTTTATTACATTAGACATTGATGAAGAAGACTACCCCGTTCCTGCAGATGAAAATGTAGGAGAGGAACTAGAAGAAAGTATAAAAGAATATCTCTACGATGTAGACGGTGTTAAGATAAAAAACATTAGAGCAGTTCAGGAGTAATAAATGCAGAACTATTTACCAACAGACTATCAAAACTTCATTGCCCTTTCACGTTATGCACGTTGGAAAGACGATGAGCAACGCAGAGAAACATGGTCAGAGACTGTTACAAGATACTTTGAGTATATGTATGACCATCTGTATAAGAACTATAACTACAAAGTAGATGAACTACTAAAAGACCAACTAGAAAATGCTGTGCTTGGCTTAGAGATTATGCCTAGCATGAGAGCCTTGATGACATCTGGACCTGCACTAGACCGCTGTAATGTAGGTGGGTATAACTGTTCTTATTTACCTGTAGATAGTCCACGTGCGTTTGATGAAACAATGTACATACTTATGTGTGGCACAGGTGTAGGGTTTTCTGTTGAGCGTGAGGCTACGGATAAATTACCAGTGGTTAATGAAGACTTTCATAAAACAGACACAGTAATTAAGGTAGGTGATAGCAGACCGGGCTGGGCTAAATCATTGCGTGAACTTATAGCCATGTTATATGCAGGACAGATTCCTAAGTGGGATGTATCAGAGGTGCGTCCTGCAGGAGCAAAGTTAAAGACAATGGGCGGTAGAGCAAGTGGTCCTGCCCCACTAGAAAACCTGTTTAACTTCTGTGTTACTATATTTAAAAATGCCGCAGGGCGTAGACTGTATCCTATTGAGTGTCACGATATTATGTGTAAAATTGGAGAGGTAGTTGTTGTTGGTGGTGTACGTAGGTCGGCACTAATTAGCTTGTCTAATCTTAACGATGACCAGATGCGACATGCTAAAGCAGGTCAGTGGTGGGAGAATGAAGGACAACGTGCGTTAGCTAACAACTCTGTAGCTTACAAGGGTAAGCCTGAGATGGGTACGTTTATGCGAGAGTGGGTATCTCTTTACGAAAGTAAATCTGGTGAGCGTGGTATATTCAATAGAGAGTCTGCAAAGAAACAGGCCGCAAAGAATGGTAGACGCAATACTGATTATGCTTTTGGTTGCAATCCTTGTAGTGAGATTATCTTACGCCCATACCAGTTCTGTAATCTATCAGAGGTTGTTGTAAGAGAAACAGATACACAGCAAACTTTAACAAGTAAGGTTAGACTTGCTACTATTTTAGGTACATTCCAATCTACTCTTACAGATTTTAAATATCTACGTAAAATATGGAAGACAAACACAGAGGAAGAAAGACTACTAGGCGTATCCCTTACTGGCATTATGGACAATGAACTAATGGCAGGTAAGAGTGGTCATGTAGGTATGAACCTTGCTCCTACTCTTAACGCACTAAAAGATGTTGCAGTAGAGGCAAATGCTGGCATAGCTGTACAGCTTGGTATAGAACCGTCTACAGCAATTACCTGTGTTAAACCTAGTGGAACGGTATCACAACTTGTAGATAGTGCATCAGGTATACACGCAAGACACAACCCATACTACATACGCACAGTGCGTGGCGGTAATGATGACCCCATCACAAAGTTTATGAAGGATGTAGGTGTACCTGCAGAGCCTGATGTATCTAAACCAGATACTACAACTGTGTTTAGCTTTCCTACTAAATCACCATCAAACGCTGTCACTAGATTTAACATGACAGCCATTGAACAACTAGAGTTATGGCTTATGTACCAACGTCATTGGTGTGAACACAAGCCATCCGTAACAATATCAGTTAAAGAAAACGAATGGCTAGATGTAGGAGCTTGGGTGTATAAACACTTTGATGAGGTATCAGGCATTAGCTTCTTGCCTTTTAGTGAGCATACATATAAACAAGCTCCCTACCAAGACTGTGATAAGGAGCAATACGAAGAGATGAAGAGTAATATGCCATTGTCTATTGATTGGACAAAGCTCTCTGAATATGAAGCAGAAGATACCACATCGGGCGGTAGAGAGTTAGCCTGTACAGCAGATGCTTGTGAAGTTGTAGACTTGACAGCCGCATGATGGATGGTATAGAATGGCCTAACTGGTGGCAGTGGTGGTTACTAACTGCCATTACCACCAATACACTTATTAATGTTGTTGTGTTCTTTAAACACAGATTTAGAAAGGAAAAATAATATGCGTGATGTAATTGTCAATGCTATGCGCTCATACTTTGTTGGGCAAATAAATAAACACCTTGCAAATATAGAAGTGTACATGAATAGTACAACGGGTATTGGTGAACACTCCGATATTTTAGAAACAATAGAACTAGAACTAGAGCAGGTAGCTACGTACCACGATAAGCTAGAGATGCTTACAAAGTTCTTTATAACGCAGGAAAAAATAGATGCAGATGAAACTACCGCTAACAAATAGTATATTCTGTAGTTCTTGTGAAGTAGAACTAACTGACAAAAACTGGTATGGTTATTGGAAAAATGTAGGAAGAACTCAATGTACTGAATGTAGACGCGACTATAATAATCAATCAAATAAAAATCGCATGTATATTAATGGAAAGTACATACCACAAACTCATCCTTTATATAAACCGGGAAGATATAAATCTCTCGACGATGCTTGGTCACATAATAAAATTGAAAGCACAAAAGAAGGTGAGGTATATGCTATAGTAAATAGTGCGTGGCCTGAATGGGTTAAAGTAGGTAAAGCTGTTTCATCTGAGGATAGACTAAATGGATATCAGACATCATCTCCATTCCGCGATTACAAAATTATTGCTGCTATTAAAGTAGACAACAGACACAAGTCTGAAATAGAAATGCACAGTATGTTTGAAAAGCAAGCTAATGAAAGAAAAGGAGAATGGTTTAACATTAGTTTAGAAAAAACAAAACAGGTGTTTGCCTCATTTACGTGAGGCTAACCCACCCATATCAAGACTAGCATCTAAACCTATATCAGTGATGCTACCTTCATCTATATCTATTCTATCAAAATTTAATTGTCTTTTTTCAGATGGCAAAAGATTATCTACAGCGGCACCCTCTAATTCACGGTCAGCAGTAGATAGCTGTTCTAATTCTTGCATTTCTCTCAGCTTCATTATAGTCTCCCTCCCTTTCCTTTTATTGTACGCAATGTATCAGCGGCCCATCTCATTACATTTACTTCTTTACCATTAACAATAATAGTTTTATCTTTATCTTCAGATACAGATTTACCACCGAATTGTTTTCTGTAAATAGCATTTATTCTGCCTCTTTGCATACCGCTTGCACTATTAAAGTCATCTCTATCTAATTCGCTGTATGGTAAGTCTTTTAAGTCAGCATCTCTTTCTATTCTAGCACGAGCTAATTCTTTAGCTTGATTGATTATATCTTGTGCGGCAGTTTTAAGTTGATATCTTTTTTCTTCTACTTCTAGTCTATCATATTCATCACTTAATATTACTCTTTCTAATTTTTGTTCTAAATTTAATTCACCACCATCTTTAGATAATTCTTGTCGTGCGTATAAGTCTAATGTATCATTAGATTCTCTTTTATACAAATCATATGGGGTAAACGAAAGTTTAGCTAACTCTTTAGTTAAAGTATTCTTTCTTCTTTTACCAAAACCAAATATCTGTTTTTCCATAGGATTAACAGCAGATAAATTACCTGTTTCAAAAGGAGATAATGCCGCTGTATCATAGTCATTAAATGAAAAATCAGGTAGAGAACGAGTAGCACGATTATATATAATATCTAAAAAGTTTTCAGTGCCGCTTCTTGTCTCTGGTATTCTACGTGATTCTCTATCAAACTGTCCATAAAAATCTTTTACAACAGCAAGTGGTAAAGTAAATGTATTTGCTATATCTCCTATAATTTCAGCCACAACTTTTTGAGGTTTACCACTAGCCGCATCTTGATAAAGTTTATCAACAGCATATAGTCCTACGCCTGTTCTAAAAGTAGAACCTAATAAGGCTTGAGTAGTATCTCTTACATATGTGCTTATAGAAGTTGGCATTGTACCTCTATTATACCTATACATTAAATCTGCGGCTAACATAAAGGGCGCAAATGGTCCATACACGGCACGTCCATCAATAACATTACCTTGACCATCATCTATTTCATACCAATAATTAGTATCGCCTTGATGTGTTCTCCACTGATATGCGGCAGTAAGCATCAATGCACCAGATAATTGCTTTGGTGCTTTGTCCTTTATATATTCTTTTGTTGTTCTTGTAGGTAGCTTTGAGCCTAACCTATCTAAAGGTAACATACCAATCAGTGGTGCGTGTTCAAAAGTAAACTTTAGTTGGTTTGCTATAAATCTAGGAAAGGGCATAAAAGCAGATATAGCAAAAGGCACTTCTTGGTGAGCTTTAATAACACCTCTAGCCCCTTTACTAAACCAATCATCTCCCTTCATTGATGCTTGATAAGTAAATTCGTAAGCATCAGATATAGATTTCTGTAATATATCATCATCTATTTTATTAAAATCTCCTTTAGCTATTACGTCAAATAAATCTATACCCTCATCCGATAATCTACGTTTTAGCGACGCAGAAATCATAGCTTGTTTAAACATATTATCAGAAACAGTATTTAAAAAATTAATTTTTCTACCTACTGTAGCAAGTATTGTTTCATTAGATGTTTTTGCAGATAAATCAGCAGCTTCTCTAAAAAGTTTAGCCGACTCTTCAGGAAAGTTTTCTGTGAATATTTGACGAATAACCTTACCTTCATAAGGATTAAGCATATACTTTGCTACACTAAATGTTCCATCAAATGGATTTCTTAAATTAAAAATATTATCAAAGGTACGTGTTGTAGAATCTATAGCTACTCGCATACCACCATTTAAATTATTACGCATTGTTGTAGCAAGTTGAGATGTCATAGCACCTAAACGAAGTCTATCTAAATCTTGAAACGTTTGACGAACTTTGCCTAAATCTTTAGCATCTCTAGAAGTTAATGGAGTTACCCCACCTTGATGTAGCTGGTCTAATTCTCCTAATAGTTTTTCTGCAGGTTCTCTTACAGTGCGAGTTGCACCTAATGCTTTTTTAACACGAGATTGTGAACCAAGAGTTCGACCAGCTTCAGATATCTCCGCTAAGTACACTAGAGAAAACTGGTCTGCATTAAGATTATGTTCATCTAATATTTTATTTACATCTGCTAGTTCTGGAAGTTTATCTTCGCTAACTAATTTTTGAATAGCAGAAGTAATACGTTCTCCCTTTTCTAGTTTTAATTTGTCTTTTACTTTAATTGTAGCCGCAGTTATATTATTAACAACATCAGAACCTAACGCAGTTTCTAACGTATCACCGGGCATTAAATCTTTTTTTAATCGTCTACCCTCTGCAACTTTAGTAGGGTCAAGAGCATTAAGAGTTTCTTTTACTTCTTTTATTTTTTCTTTAGGTGCAGTTTTTAAAAAATCTTTTGTTTTTTCACTAGCGATATTAGCTTTTTTAGCACTAGCTAATTTGGCACTTTCTAATACTTCATTTGCTTTAGAAGCTCTTCTAGCATTTAATGCACCAATGGGAAAGTTTATAAGACCACCACCTATAGCCGCACCTAAACCAGTAGTGGCTGTTCTACCACCTGTAAACTCTTCTTGAACGCCTGTTTCTACACGAGTTACTTCTTGCACCGCACCTTGTCCTGCACCTATAGCACCCTCTACCACAGCTGCTCGACCAGCAGATTTAAGACCTTCAGCTAGAAGTTTACGAACACTTAATTTTGCCGCTTGTGTACCTGCCATTGATGCTACTTTACCTGTTCCACCTGTAATAAGACCAAGGTATGTAGAAGGAGCAGTAACTACTCCTTCTGCGTAATCTAACATCATACGTCCAGAAAGCCCTTCATCTACTTTATCATAAGCATCTATAAGTCTACCAAATCTTTGTTTACTTTCTAAGTTTGCATTTTGTGCGTACTCAAGGTCACGTATAGCAGTTACCTCATTAACATCTTGAAAGCGCATATGTTCCATAAATGCATCATATACTTCTTCGGGAGAAGCAGTTGCACTTAATCCTTCACGCTCTCTCAAAAAAAGACTGGCATCTTCTATAAATTCAGAGTCCGATGCCAGTGTTTCTTTATCTAGTTCTTCTATCTTATTATAATTTCGTAACATTAAAGTTGGCTCTCAATTTTATCTATTACTGCCTCTGCTTCTACTATAGCATCCGCTGGTGTCATAGTTTTTTCTAAATCTTTTATTATAGCTTGTTTAGCTTGCTCAAGTATGATAGCTTGCTGACGAATATTTACACCTTTAGCATCTTTAAGAACTTGTGCTTGAATAGAACTAGTAGTCATACCACCAAATACACCCATGCCTACGGAAGGAGGTGTTTGAATAATTTGTTGACTAATAGGATTTTTACCTGAAGGAAGAGCAGGTTGACCCATACCAGATAGCATATCTTCTGTAGCTTGGTTTAACGCACCTATAGATGTTATATCTTTATTTTTACTTCTAAGAGTTTGGTATCCTTCCGCGGCTCTTTGACCTATGTCAAGTGCTTGTTTAGCAAGTTTTGCATCATCATCTTTATAAATAGGATTGCCATTCAGGTCAAAAGATAAACCAACACCTAATTCAGCTGCGGCACGTTTTTGTAGTTCTTTTATAGCTGAAAGTTGACTAATTTGCCCTTGTTCTTTACCTTTTATAATCGCCTCTGCTTGGGCCGCAGCAACTTCATCTTCTAAGAAAAGTTGTCCACTAATAGGTGAATCTTCAATAGTAATATCATCTGTAGCTAAAGCACGTAATTGGTCTACTGGCATACCAAAGGCACTACCAAATGCTTCTGCTCTCTTACGTGCAATTTTACCTAAATCCTGTCCTAAGAAACCTGTAGTTTTACCACCAGAATCTATGATGGCATCAGAAACATCCATACCTCTATTTACTTTGCCCATTACACTGTTTATTATTTGTTCTTTAGTTCTACCTGTATCTTTATAATCGTCAGAAAAACGCACTATCTCAGCAGGTTTTATTTTCATCTTACGACTTTTTGCAGTTTCAATATGGTCAAGAACTTTATCTATGCCACCCTCTCTTGCTATTAGTTCAATCTGGTCTCCGCTAAATCCATTTCTAGATAAAGTATCAAACTTCATAGATAAGTCTTTACGTTTTGCTTTTCTTTCATTGTATTTACCAATACCTGTTTCTGTCCAAAACTTTAACGAAGTATCGGTAATTCTCTCTACATTTTCTCTTTCTTCTTGTAATATCTCTGAGCCACGTTGTGCCGCACCACCTATAAATGCAAAACCTGAAAAAGCCATTATTTTCTCCTCGCCATAATACCTTTAGGTTGCTCTATAGGTAACTTCTCGCTAGTAACCTTTTCACTATTTGCTAGAGTTTCACTAGCTTTTTTTACGGATTCTTTTATAGCCATAGAAACTTCAGCATTATCAGGTAAACTTGGGTCTATCTCTTCACCTACCATTGTGTGTTTAATACCTGCTGACTTTGCCATTTGATGTAATACTTCAGCAAGAACAGGAGATACAAGTATACCTGTATCAACACTATGAAGACCCTCCATTACACCTGCTAACTGTATAGTATCAACTAATGTATCTACAGGCACACCAGATTCTAACAAGTCCATAGCTTGACCAGCCATGCGCTCTGATGTTAAACGAGGTATATAGTATTCTAATGTTTTTTCTACAGTGGTAAACCTAGCAGGATTTTGCCAAGGTCTATCTCCTAGAGGTGCAGTTAAACCCTGACCCGGAATAGGAAAATCATATGGTACTGCAGGTGCATCACTATTCATCATTAGTATCACTCATTTGTCTTTGAATACTTTTTATCAAATCTTCTGTGAAAGTATCTATTTTTCTTTCTTCTGGTCTACCCATACTAGAACGCTGTAGTAAGCCTTTAGGTTTTTCTTCTTTAGGCATAGCTACTTTGTCCATAGATTTTATTCTATCTCTCATATTACGTATGGCAAATCTTGAACCATTTGTACCTAAATCAACCATTACCTATCCTTTAAAATGCAAATGTCTTAAACAGGTCCATTGCAAAACCACCTAATGCGGCACTGTTTGCTTGGTCATTTTTAGCTGTTTGAATATTATAATCTGAGTCTGCAGTAAGTTTAGCTACTGCTAATTTATTAATACGGTCTTGTGCGTTATCTGCAGATGTCCATGCCCACTCCATTGTATCTGCATAGTAACTCCACAGATTATCATATGCTGTCTTAGACACATCAAGCACAGCATTTGCATTAAGTTCGTTAGCACGATTAACTGCGGCTGTATCTGCTGTAGCAATCTCTCTACGCCACTGTGCATTTGACTGTGCAATAACCATTTGATTCTGTGCATTAAACTGGTCTCTTTGATTTACCATCTCAGAGTTAAATCTCTCTACTGTATTAACTTGACCTGCATT